TGTAAGAGTTTACACGAGCCATACCCCATTGTTGTGGAGTAGTTCCTGGACGATGACCAGAATTCCATGCAGCTACACCACGACGATATACCTTGCGCAGAGTACCAATTGAGATACCAGACTTGCTGGCTTTTGCTGCTAATCCTGCATCAGCAGTTTCGCAAATCGTAGTTAAATATTGTTGAAATGAGATCATTATGTTTCCTTAGAATACACTTGGTTGTTTACCTTGAGTATATTTTGAATGAGACAATCTTGCTTTCTCAATTTTACGAACACGAGGTGCTAGACGAGTAGCAATGCGACCAATAATTGCTTTGCGTTGCTCTAGTGTTCTTTCGATTCTTTCTTTTTCGCCAACAGAAAGTTTTGATGCATCTCTGCCACGTAGCATGCGTTGCTTGATTAGTTTGACTGCTAAACGACGTGCACGCTTATTAATTGTTGCAGTGTTTGAGTAACGCTTGAGTGCTATCTTGGTTGCACGCTCACGCTTTGCTGAGGTGCGACGAATTCTACTTTTAGCTTTCATGCGTTCAATGCGAGAAAGAACTTCCCATAAAGCAGATTCTTCAAGTTCTTTTTCTTCTGGTTCATCTTCTGGCAATTCTTCGCCAGTTTCAGCATCAACAATACCCAGTTCATCTTCATCATATACATCTAGATAATCATCATCAGATAATTTGTCTGCCATAGTATCGACTTCATCATCAGACATTTCTGGAAAGACGATATCGTTTGTATCTTCTGGTTCAACTTCTTCATGTAGGTCTGCATGAACAGATTTGTGCGGTGCTCTTTTGACATGGTCTGCAAAGTTTTTAGCATCACTGTTTGATTTGAATTTAAAGAAAGCACCCTTATCAGAGTTTCCATCAAATTCACCATTGTGTTTCTTTGCGCCAGCCATGACATGTTCAACATCTTTATCATGTGGCTTGTCACCATAATTGCTACCGTCATCTACATGAACAATATGTTCTTCTTTAAGTTGATCATGTTTCTTCAGATCATTATCGAATTGCTTGGTAGTGGCTTTGTTGATACCTTTGAATCGTTTGTCACCTTTGGCATAATCACCAGCTTTGTCTGCTGCAGATGCTTGTTCAGATGCTTTCTTTTTATATCTTGCTAGAAGATCCGTTGACAATTCACTTAAAGATTCTTTTTCTCTAGTTTGTTTATCAGAAAGAGACTCTTTTTCTTTAGCATGCTTGGCAATTAGATTTGCTTTAGCAGTTTCTTTTGCTACGCTATCATCTTGTTCGCCTAGATGATATTTAACCTTGCGACGACGAAGATTATCTGAAGTATCACTTGATGATAATGTGCCACCAATTTGATGTGTCTGTCCTGGAGTTTCTTCGTGTTCTTCTTTAACAGAATTCATCTTTTGCAGTTTCTTAAAGTCACTGAATCTAAGAATATCTTTTGCAATATTATAGTTACTATTTTTATTCACAACAACTGAATCTGTAGTTGTCTCAATCTTATCTGTACCATTAACTTGTACAGCACCTTCTTTTAATTTATTTGGTTTTAGTGTAGCATCGTATTTAATACCTTGCTCTGTGGCAAGATTAAGCATTTTATCAAGGATATGCAAGGCTTCTGGATTAAGTGCCTTTGTACGAACTTTGCGTAGTGCTTGATTGATAAGATTTTCTGGATTAGAAGATGACTCAGCATTATCATTACCAAGCATAGTAGCAATAATACGAGCAACTTTAATCTTATCAGTTGGTCTTAATGTTTTATCTGTAAGTTCTTCTTGCATATTTTCTTTTTCTTCTGTTGGTTGAACATCTTGAATCCACTTAGATACTAATTTTCCAGATTCTTCTTTTAATAGTAAATGATTTGAACCACGTTTAACGATTTTGAATTTTTTACCGTCAGATTCTACGATGTCTCCCTCATTAAAAATCTCTGCATTGAAATATCTTTCACGCAGTTCATTTTTAACAAGAACAATCTGTTCTTTGATCGGTTCAAGACCCATACCATCACGAATGTCATTCATTAATCTTTTACCATCAATGTCACGAACAGTAGATGGCAGACCTACTTTAAAGTCTGAATAGTTACCTTTAACTGCTAGTGCACGCATCTTAGAAGCAGACATACCAGAAGCATCATCTGCATCTGGATCTCGTTCACCTGCTGAAACTACTTCAATAGTGTCGAAGTTAAATTCTTTACCGTTGTATGTATTTAACAAACGCTTGTATTCAGCAATACGATCTGAACCAGCAATCATGATAAGGTTTTTATACTTTGTGTTCAACTGTGCTGCAGCTTCGATAAAGGTACGAACCTTATCATTTGCTGCAACAAAATTAGTACGCTTAAACATAAGTTTAAGATACTTAATCTTTTTCTCTACAGATAGGGGATTCTTTTTAGCATCTTGTGACCTAGATGCATAGATTACGTGATCAGCGTTTCGTTGATCAGCCAGTTTTTTAACTGCTTTAACCAGCAACTCGTGTCCCATTGTCGGAGGATTGAATCTTCCGAATGCGAATACCACTGTTTTGCTAGGCAGTTCTTTAATTAACTGTTTATAATCTTTCATTTTATCCATCTATAAAGGGGTTTTACTAAGCTATTTAGGATACAACAGAATTTCATCGTTGCCATCCTTTGATAATATCAGCGGAGAAGTTTGATTTACTAAACTCAAGACGATCCACAATCTTTACTGCTCCACCTGTCAAGTGATCAATGGCGACAAACCCTTCGACTCCAGTAACTTTATATCCATTAGTAGTTCTAAGGAAGGTGCTAATATGTCCAGCCTCATTCATCTTATTTACGATCATTAATTTAGCCTTTGCCAGTAGATTAACTAGATCGAAAATCTTAACAATCTCAGACTTATCATGATCAACGAAAAACTTTAGAACTTCTTTTCGTTTTTCTTCTTGGGCTTGTTTGCCCTTATCAGTGGCACGTTTGTCGATCTCTTTTTGGTACTTGTCGTGGATATAATTAAATAATCCAACAACGTGTGCATGGGTATCTGTAATCTGTTCACCCGCACGAACTTTAGAGTTGTTGTATGTATTGACTGCCATATTTAACTCATCGTTATCTTTGATAGCATTAAGAGTTTTAGCAGGAATAGAAGTAAACAAAGAACCAGCTTGAGAAAGAGTAGAAGTCAATTCAGCTGTTTGTTCTTGAGTGAATGTAGCGACACCAGAGTAGTCTTTGTAGTTTGCATCGTCCATCCATACAGATGCATTTGGTGTCATGTGCTGTACGATAGACTTGCCAAAGGAAGCACTCATGCTTTCAAAGTCTGGACCAGTATATGTAGTGTGCCAAACAACACCAATTTTTGCTTTGATAATTTTGTTGGCTAGTTCGCTTCCAACAGGAACAGCGTACACAATAGTGTTTGGATGGAAGGTTACGTATTTCTGTCCATCAATCGTAACGATCTTTTTGTCATTGGTGAACATCAAGTCACCTTGATAAACACCAGACTTGATACCAAGTTTCTTGAACTCACTAAGAGCAATCTTTAGCTTTGCTGCTAAATCACCTTGTGTATCTGCATCGATGTCTTTTGCGGTTTTGTAAACCTTAGGCTCTTTATTAAAGACACCTTTTTTCGCAATAAAGAACTTACCATCACGTGGATCGATACCAGCAAATACAGCTGGAGCACCATCCCATTTAACTGTGGCAGTTACTTTGGTTTTAGAATTACCAGCGAGCATGTCACGTAAGTCACGGAGAAAGTTTATTGCTCTACGAGTACCCTCGATGCCTGCATCGAATACCAAATCCTCCACATGAGTCATGTGAGTATTTTTCTGTTCTGATATGTAACTCTTTAATCTTTTCATCTTTTTATACTCTATTATACCGCAAGTTGCAATTAAAGGCAACCACTTTCTTTAATAACCCTACAGACTTGAGGGGATTATCCTAAGGTGAAAGTGCCGTTGGCTCCCTTGTGTGGACCAGAAGAACCCTTCATAGTCATGGTCGCCACATTCATAATCTTACCAGTTTTCTTATGTGTGCCTTTAATGTTGACAGCAATGCCACCATTATGAACTACGTGAAGATTTTCATAATTGTCCAAGTGTTCATCAGCAATTTTATGTGCAGGTTTTACTAAAGGTTTTGATGATCCATCATCTTGAACATGAGAGTGAGCCACAGTGTGTGGTATTTTAGTTGGAGCAGATACATGTTGATTAACAATTTCTCTGAGTTTGGTATCATCATGTGTAGCCAAACCATCTGAGAATTTCTTTGCGATTGCTCGTTTAGCAATCAGCGCACCTTCTTCTGCAGACTTTGCTCTTGATGCAGCCATCTGTAGAAATTCATCAGGTTTCTTATGTTTGTCATGAGCATTAACAAACATCTCAAAATGTTTATGTGTATTCTTTTCTTTGGCGGATAACTTTCTACCAGAAGAAAGAAGTCCAGAAAGACGAGCATGTTCTGCTCTTACTTTATCAATACCCAAGTTGTCAGCTTTATATTGAGCATGACGATCTTCTGCAGTACCAGCGTAACCTAATTTTTCCATAGCTGTTGCATGAACTTTTAAGTGCGAGTTTAAAGAACCAGCTGGGATGTTTGCAGTTTTCTCTAAAGAGTCAAGTCCTGGATTACGATAGTTCGGTTGTTTGTTTGTTCCATACTTTGCCGAGATTCCATGATGCCCAATAACCTTACCACTTTTGTCATGAATCTCAGCGATTAAATCTGCGTTTGAGTTTACATCTTTAATGCCAGTAGTCTTTTCATGATCTCCAGGTTTATTTGGTTTATCAGCATTGGATGTCCAATAAACATTTCCAATCTTATGTCCAGGTTTTAGATGCCCTTGTTCTACTAGATGATCGTGTAGTGATTTGGCTGTAGACTTTGCATGTGAATCAATTTCATTATATGCAGCATCACCAATCTTTTTCTTTAAACGATCGTGAACTTGTTGAGGTGTACCAGCATGTTCATCATTTTCAGATTCTGCACGATGATGAGAAGGTAATTTAGTTTCTGGATGCAGATGTTTTGATAAAAGGATTTCGTGTAACTTACCTTTATCATCACTGTCCACTCCACTGCTAAGTGCCTTTCCCTTCTCTAATAGTAGAGTTTCTTCTTTTAAGAATGATTTAAAATTTAACATAACTTACCTTAGAAATGGATTCTTCTTTTGTGTTCCTGGTTTAAGAGAGTACGTACTATCAGGCATTTTAGTAATTTTTATTTCTGCCTGAATCTCGTAAAAATCAGATCTTGTGGCAACTCGGACTTTGAAGTCTCCCATACCTGCAAGAAGTGGAATACGATTAGCACCTAACTTAAATGGATCAGTTTTTGATATTAGATAAAAGTCGTCAGCAGCTTGCATATAATAAGCTGGAGCTTTTTTACCAAGCGTATAGTGTTCTGTGACTAACTTACCAAGATTATAGTTTTCTTGATTGGCGATATACCTATTAACATTAGGTTGATCAAAATACTTTTTCATAACCTCCAAAGGAACTGCCCCATCTTCTTTGAGACCACCTTTGGTTGTTGGTAATTTTATTTTATTTAAAGCAATGCCAGAGAACAAAGCAATCTTTTTAACGAAGTCTTTAGAAAAAGAAGACTTGTTAAGAATATCAACTGCAGCATGCGCTGCTGGAGTAGTATAAGTAGTTTTCCAACTACCATTTGAATAAAATACACGAGGATTAGAAAGATTATCAGTATGATTCATCTTTACTTCCATCCATGAAGTAGTCGTGCCGTATGTTACTTTAACATCAGCATACCCTGTATCTCCTGGAGGTCTAGTTGCCTTAACTCCTGGAATTTTATCGATGTATTTGGCTACATCCTGCTCATACTTGTCAGATAGTGCACTCATTCACGTTCCCTATTAGTAAATACTAATTATTTAGGACGACGAGATGCTCGAATAGTTCGCTGGTATTTACGATCCCACTTAACGATCTGCTGCATCAGCTTAGGAATTGCAGCGTTATTACGATAGTCGTAATTGAATGCTTTAAGGATGTAGTTAAGAGTGGAAGAATCTTTAGAGTGCTTTGCTCTATTGATTAGTTCTTCTGTGGTGATGGTTGGTTTGTAGGTTTTGAAATCAAGTAACACACAATGGGCATATGCCTGAATTTCATCGAACTCAGAAAGATATCTTCTCTCAATGTTCTTCTTTTCATGTTTTACTTTCTTGTAAGGAACAACGTAGTTTGACCACGCATCTCCTCTTCTATCAAATTGCATAAAGTGTATTAGCTCATGCATTTGAGTCTGGATTATACGATACTTAAACTTGTTCCATGTATCGTATGTGAATCGAAATTTATCGAACTCAGTTGTGTATATTTGGATACAGCACTGTCTTTCGTCTGGTCCATATTCACCGCCAACGGAAACATAGGTATCGTACAGTTTGGCTTTGGATTTTTGTGGAAGGAACTCAACTTTGGTTCTCCACTTTTTAAAGTAGTTTGAAAGACCCTTGCTATCATTGCAATAGTTGTCTAGGTCTTGCCAGACTTTTGAAGGTACAAATTTTGCTCTGAATGGACGCTTTTGAAAGTTGAGCAGATCCATCCAATCGTAATTAGCGTTTTCTAGGAATTCAAAATTGCATTGCATTTTACATCCCAGAAAGGCATTTTACATCTTGAAATTACTCTCCAAGAATGCGAGTACCTTTCCCTGCTCCTCTAAGTTAGTGTTACTAAACTCGGTAATATAAGGCATCAGTTCAAAGTTTGATAGTAGATTACTATATTTAGTTGCCCGACCTTTTAGGAAAGTTGCAGATTGATCAGATCCTCGTTCTGCATATCTTTCTTTTAACATATTATCTGGAACTTTAAGGTAAATTACCTGAAGATCCGTATTGGAAAGTTTCATTGTAAATTCCAAGAAAGACTGATTAAAGATTCGGTCTCCTTCGAATAGAATATTAGAAGCAGTCTCCGTAACGAACTGCTGTGCCACTGGTTGGACAGCCATACTTAGACGATCTGTACCAGCAAAAGTTTCACCATCTTCATACTTACCTAGAATGTACAGGTCTAGTTCTTTACAATAAAGAGCAGGAAGCATCTTCTTTGGTTCAACTGTTTCCCACTGATACTTCTCCATAAATTTACGGAATAAAGTGGTCTTACCAGTTCCAGGTTGCCCACCAACAGCAATTAGTTTACGCACTTTTGGTTGTGCACGAATGACCTGAATAGAGATCTGGTCTGTTAATCCTACTTTTTCGTTAAGCATTTCTTGCTTCCTGTATTAAGTTCTTTAGTTCATCTTCAGTAAACACCCATACTCTTCCAAGAAAGTGGTGAGTGTCACTATCCACATTATGTTTCTTAGTGAATGTAGTTTTCTTGATTATATCCCTTGCAAGATTCTTAGACAAGTTTTCTTTAATCTCATCTGCATAAGTTGGAACAGTTTCTTTAAGTTTGGCTAACTCGAATTCGGCAACTTTGTGTTCAACTGTAATTTTGTTGAAACAATGACAATCAAGAAAGTCTTCTATATCGAATCCACCGAATGCTAGCGTACTAGAATGCGTTGTTGATATTGTTCCACTAGTACCAATTGTAAGGCTTCCTGTTGTTAAACCACCATTGCTAATTATTATTGTATCATTATTCATATTATTACCAATTACCGTTGTCATGTAAACATCTCCAATCCATTTAATATAGGTTCTTCATCATTAAACATCCAATCCATATTCTGCATTTTGCCAGTGTTAAGAAAAGATGTAAATTTATCTTTATCAATACCATGTCTATGATCTAATCTCAAGTCAATGGTTTCTTCTCTTGATTGCCATAGAACATTCCAATCAATACCATACCATCCATCACCCTCAGCTTTAATAATTTCTTCAGCTTGACGATCTAGATAATACCCAAGGTAACGACCATGATGTTCTCTAAAGATTTTCTTGAATGAGCACAAACAAGTTTCCATTGTAAAGAAATCTATTTGGGATAATAAATCTGGGAATCTATCTTTGGTTTCTTCGAGAATAGATCTGGCTTCTGACTCAAGAGTCGCATACTCGCTTCCATTGAGTTTTCTATCCATATCGTTATATCTGCCGAGGGCGCAAAGTAATCCATTACGATGAGAGCGAGAGCCATCGTAATCATCCAGCATGAGACTAGTAGGGCTGATGCGAATACCAGCGGTATGCTTAAGATGCTGAAGATAAAACCAAGTGGAATAGCGACCAAACTTATGCAGCCCAGACTTAACGCTTT